GCGAGCGACAGGCGGGATGTCGCGTGCGACGTGGTAGTCGAGGAAGTGTTGCAGCCGCTCAAGCGCCACGTCGATGAAGCGCTGATCGCGCAGCACGTCGAAGTGCTTGACTCCCGGCCAGATCAGCGCCGAAAAGCTCGCGGCCTCGGCGCCAAGCACTTCCATGCCGATCTGGGCTTGCACTTGGTACTCAAGCGGGATCGCCTCTTCCCACGCATCGGCTTTCCATGGCGCGGGTGCCTTCATTTCGAACACCGCGCCGAGCGGCAGCTGGTCGCTCAAGTCCGCCGACACGACGATGCCGTCGGGCGTGTACGCAAGCCAGTCGAGACGGTCGTGCTCCACGATGCCGTCGATCTGCTCGATGCCCCGACCTGTCGCCAGCTCGTACAGCTTGCGATTGAAGGGTTCGCTGTGGATGCCCCACAGGTGCCACGGCTCGACCTTGTTCGGCGGCACGCTCTTGCCCGTCAGTCTCGCCCACTCGGTGAGCGGGCTGCTCCACTTCGGGTTGCTGACGCCGAGAATCGCGGCAGCGGTGCTGCCCGTGATGCGCGTGCGACGGTACGCGAACCACTCGTCACTGAGCGGCTTGGCTTTGATCAGCTTCATCAGTCATCTCCTTGTCGTTGGTAGGTTCTTCGCGGACCATGTGGTCAAAGGCGTCGATGATCGTCTCGTCCACGTAGTGCCAGCCGTCGGCCCAGCCGAAGGCGGCGTTCAGCCGCAGGCGCTGCTCGTCGGACAGCTTGCGCCGTCCAGCAAGGATGGCGTCCAGCGTACTCTTCGGGATGCCAGAATGCACGCTCAGGTGCTCGACGCGCCAGCTGCGCGCGTTCATGCCAGCGCGGATCATGCGCGAGATCATCGCGCTGTAGGTTTCGCGGATCACTTGTCGCTCTCCTGCCGCCAGAGCTGCTTGCGCGGCTGCTCGCTCGGCTTGACCTCGGCCTCAACGATGCCGTCGAGCGGCAGCGACACCCACGCTTCAAGCGTCACAACGCTCGGAGACGGGAACGAGGTTTCGACACAGTTGGCCGTGATCCAGCCCATGCGCTGCGCGAACTCGTCGGGCTTGTCGTACGACTGGCCGAGCAAGCTGGAGCAGGTCTTGAACGTACTCCAACTGCCGTCGCCGCCGACAATCACCGGCACGCGCACCAGCACCTGAACCGCGACGCGCTCAAGTCCTGCGCGATGCCGAGCGTCTTGCTTGCAAGCGCTGTAGAAGATCGCGTCTCGCACACACATGTAGCACAGGCCGCGCTCGGGCTCGTGAAACACGTGCACGCCCTCGTACTGCGGCACGCGGATCGTGTGGAGTTCGGACGCTTCGTGAGAACACTTCTGGCACTTCATCGGGCAATCTCCTTGTCGTTGTCGGTGAGCTTGACGAGCACGACGCACTCTGCACCGTGCTCACGTTCGTGCTTGCCAGCTTCAGTCCAGCTGCTGGCAAGCTTGAGCATATCGTCCTCGACGAGCAGCGCGACCCAGTAGCCACGCTTTTCGATCTCGTCGTACACGTCGTAGTCGGCGTCGTGGATCGACGCAATGCCGCGACCGTCGAAGCGCACGTACTCTTCTTGCGCGCGCGTCATCGTCTCGAAGCACATCTGCTGGAAGATGCGCTCGTCGAGCGACCACTTGCAGTCCTCCAGCGTCATCTCGCGAGGGAACGCGCTGCGCGGTTCGGGTGTGCGATTCACGCGAGCACCGCCTCAAGCAAGGCGAACAGCCAGACGGTGGTCATCACGAACGCGCCGAACCAGAAAGCGTCGGCGAGCAGGGTGTTCTTCTTGCGCTTCATGTGATCTCCTTGTTTCAGCCGTTCTTGCGCAGCATCTCAAACATCACATCGTCCCAGTCCTTGCCGAACGCGCGACGCATATCGGCTTTGTAGATGCGCAGGTCGCGCTTGACCGAGGCGACATCCTCAGGCTCCTCCGCGTGTTCGAGGTTGCTCTCCTCGCGGTCGATCGCGTCGCAGATCAGCTGGCCGACCCACGGGTTGAGCCGCAAGGTGAAGTGGCTCGGATCGAGCAGCACAGCGCAAAGCGCGTCGCGTTGCATCGTCAGGTGGTCGAGCGACTCCTTGTCGTCCGCGAACACCTGATCCATCGTTTCGAGCGTGCTGGTCAGGCGATAATCCAGCTCGGCAATCGTCAGGTCGTGCAGCTTCATGTGTGTGATCTCCTTGCGTGTGTGATCAGAGGACTTCGACCGAAAAGCCGCGAGCCTCGTCCTCGCGCTTGATGCGAAGCAGGTCAGCCTCGGCTTCGGCGTTCGTCGCGTAGTGCCACGCGACGTGCTCGGCGAACACCATCTTGCCGTCGAGCTCGGTGTAGCGGTCGATGGTGTAGCGCTGGTAGCGGTTGCCACGGATGCTCTTCTTGCCGTGGCCTTGGATCTTGTAAGTGAGCTTCGTAGTCATCGTCATCTCCTTGCGTTGTTGTGTGCGCTGCGACGTGCTGCGCTCCCCTGTATATACGGCCCAAACGCGCTCGGCGTTCACTTTTTTTCGGGTTTTCGTCCAAGTTCCCTGCCGCCGTCCCGCATTTGGGAAAGTGTTGCAGGGCTGGAAACGGCCCCGGCGGGCTGGTACATGGGGGGTGCCGAGCAAAGAAGAAGGCCCGCCGAGCGGTTCGGCGAGCCTTCGATGGACCGCTCGGCCACAGGAGTGAGCGATGGCAAAGCGTTCGAGGGCCAGCATACTCGGCTGGCGGGTTCCTGACCAACTACCGACCGGCTTCCGGCAGCACGTCGAAGCCCGCGCAGCTGCGCAAACAGCGTTGCCCGACGAGGTTACGGTCGAGGCAACGGCCACTCTGATGCGCGGCGAATCCATCGGCAGGGCGTACGTCGTGCTCCTGCGGATGTCCGCCAGCGACGAGCAAGCCACGATCAGCCGCCTCCTGCATCTCTGCGACAGCGGCGCGATGCGGGACTGCCCTGTGTTGCTGAAGGTCGGCTGGCAGCATCTGGAGGTGTTGCCGTGAAGCCGCGCAAGCCCACGACGAAGGCGCAGCGCCAGAAGGCGTGCGCGATCCAGCGCGAACGCAACGCACGCATCCGCGTTGAGATGGCGGCGATGCCGCACCAGACCGACCGCGAGGTCGAGCGCAAGCTCGGGCTGCTGCGTTTCGCCATCCGGCAACTGGAAGAGGCCCGCGCAGCCGTGCTCAACGCCCGAAACGCCGACGAGCAGCTCGCGCTGTCGCAATGCCTCGGCGCGTACGAGCGCGAGGTCGAGCGTCGCCGTGTCGATCTTGGGATGCCCAAGCTCGCGCAAGAAGGGGTGCGCCGGTGAGCCACGCCATCGACCGCTTCTTCCCGTTCTACGGGGCCGACTTCTTCGAGTCCGAGAAAGTCGCGTGCATGAGCCTTGCAGCTCGCGGCCTCTACATCGGCGCTCTCTGGCGTCAGTGGCGTACCGGCGGCTTGCCCGCCGATCCGCAGCTGCTGGCACGGCTTCTGGGTGTCGGCCTCGACGAGTTCCGGCAAGTGTGGCCCGAGGTCGCGCCGTGCTTCGAGCTGGTGGATGGTCGGCTCCAGAACCGTCGCCTCGAACTTGTCCGCGCCGAGCAACAGGCAACGCTGGAGAAGCGGCAATCCGCTGGCAAGAAGGGCGGCGAAGCGCGTGCCGCCAAGCAACGCTCAAGCATTGCTACAGCGACGCTTGAGCAATGCTCAAGCAACGCTCAAGCAAACTCCAAGCAGGATAGGAGAGAAGAGAAGAGTAGAGGAGATAAGAACAATCTCCCCCCTGCCCCCTCTGTCGAGGGGGAGAAGCCCGCAAAGCGCAAACGCGCCGGCGAACCGTGGCAGACGATCCTTGAACGCCCGGAGTACATCCGGCTGCGGATGTCTCCAGCCTTCTCGACTGCGTGGGCCGACTGGATCGAGCACTGCCAGACCGCAGGATCCAAGGCCAAAGAGCCGTCCGGCCCCCGCGCTGTCGCCATGCTCAACGAGGCGGCGCAGAACCCGGAGCGCTACGCTGAAGCCCTGCGGCAAGCGATCCGCAGCAACTGGCAAGCACCGCACGTCGAGGCCTTGCAGCGTCGCCAGCAAGCTGCTGAACCGCGCAACGCCTCACAGCGCAACCTTGATGTGATCAGAAACTCTGCCCGCCAACTCGGCCTCCTCACGGAGCATCTTTCATGAGCACTCACCAAATCATCGCCGACTGCATCGCTCTCCTGTCCGTCACCTACGGCGCGAAGTTCCCGACCAACGAGCAGACGCTCGGTGTGTGGATCGTGCTCCTGCAAGACCTGCCGCCCGCCGAGCTGCAAGCCGCGACTATCGAATGGTGTCGCACGCAAGACTGGCCCCCGACGCCCGCCGAGCTGCGCAAGCGCTGCCCGTCGCTGTGCCGCTGCGGCGAGTGCATCGCGTGCAAGAAGCGTATCGCGCATCGAATCATCAACGGGCCGAAGAAGCGCATCAATGGCAGCGGCTCGGCGCACATTGAGTCACCTGACTGGGCGGACTTTCTCGAACACCGCAAGCGGATTGGACCTGCGCAGGAGGGCGAATAGTGTGGCTCTACGTTCCGTCAGCCTGTGCGCCGGAATCGGCGGCATCGACTTGGGACTTGAACGCCTTGGAGCGGCTCGCAGCGTCTGCTACGTCGAGCGGGAAGCATTCCCCGCCGCGTGTCTGGTCGCGGCGATGCAACGAGGCGAGCTGGCCGAAGCGCCTATCTGGAGTGACCTTCGAACCTTCGACGCTCGAGCGTGGCGTGGCAGCGTGGATCTCGTCACAGGCGGATACCCCTGCCAACCGTTTTCACTCGCCGGTAGGCGCCAAGGCGAGGACGATCCCCGACACCTCTGGCCCGAAGTCCTGCGGATCTACCGCGACTCTGGCGCCCGATACCTGTTCTGCGAGAACGTCGCCGGACACCTTTCGCTTGGGTTCGCCGCTGTTCTTGCCGAGCTTGCCGAAGTGGGGGCGACTGTCGAATGGGGCGTGTTCCGCGCGTCCGATGTTGGAGCGCCGCACAAACGAGAACGGTTATTCTTCCTGGCCGTCCGCGACGGTGAGCGACGCGGCCAGTGCAGCGAGGCACACGACCAAGACGCGAGTCATGCACTCAGGCACGTCGTTGACGGATGCGATGCGGCTTTGGCCGACACCAGATGCGATGGTGGCTCAAAATGGAGAAACTGCCAAAACTTGGTTAGAGCGTCGGGAACGCATCAAGGCCAAGGGGTACAACGGAAACGGGATGGGTACGCCGTTGACGATTGCAGCTGCGATGTGGCCGACACCGACCGAGGACAACGCGAACAACTCCGGTGGCCCGAGTCGGTCGGCTGGAATGCAGGGTCGGGGGTTTCAGGACTTGACGGTAGCTGCGGCGATGTGGCCCACGCCTGCCGCAACCGAAGCGCGACAGGGCTTTCAGGACCGCACGCGTGGCAAGAAAGGCTCGCAGGAATCGCTTTCGACTGTCGCGGCGCTTTCCCCCCTGGCCCCGAAGACGCCGAACAATGGCGCGAATGGATCGCAGCTGGCGGTCCTCAACCCGCCGTTCGTCGAGGCTCTGATGGGCTTTCCAATCGGGTGGACCGACTGCGTGCTCTCGGAAACGCCGTCGTGCCCGAAGTAGCCGCTTTGGCATTTCAAACACTCTGGACACGGATACACAGTCACGATGTATGACCGACCTCACCAATCAGCGCGGCTCGAATACGCGCGCGACCTGTTCAAGCAACACCTCGGGCGTCGCAAGATGTTTCGCGCGACGTTGAGCACGAATCGCAGCGACTACGTGACGCTCGTCTCGGGCGAGATCGTGCGCTCGATCTGGCGCAGCTGGAAGGCGCACAACTGGATCTATCAAGTCGATGGCGAACTCTGGGCCGTGACGCATCCGGCAGATCGGCTCAAATGGCACTAGGCGCAGAGTGTTTCTGGGTGTCGGGCACACCTCAGACGCAAGGCTCGATGCGAGCGTTCGTCATCGGCAAACGCGCCGTGATGACCTCGACCAACAAGCGGCTCAAGTCGTGGCGAAAGCGCGTCGGTCAAGCCGCTCGTGATGTCGGCTGGGGCGGCGAGCTGATCGACGGACCTGTGTCCGTCTGGATGATGTTCTACGTCGCTCGACCGCGCTCGCACTTCAACTCCAAAGGCCTCAAGGCCAACGCGCCCGAGCTGCCCGCGTCGCACGTCGGCGATCTCGACAAGCTGGTGCGAGCAATCGGCGACGCTCTCACCGGCGTGATCTGGACCGATGACCGGCGCATCGTTTCCATCATTGCCCAAAAGAACTACGCCGTCGGTGAAGAAGGCGTCCAGATCCGCGTGGTTGCGCTATGACTGAACACACAGACGCCCTGAAGCTCGCGTTCCTGCTCGAAGTGCTCGACAGCCAGCACAAGCGGCGCCGCGAGTTTTTCTGGCTCGCTCGCGTTGATACCGACTGGCAGCACGTCGAAACGACGCAGCTTGACCTGTCGGCATCCCAGCTGCGCAAGTGGGTCGCCGCCATGTGGATCGAGTACCGCCGGGAAGGTGATAGGCTCAAGGTGCAGATCTTGAACGAAGGCCGCGATGCGGCAAGGAGAGCAGCGAAGCAGCATGGCAAGGCCGCGAAGTGAAATGACCGAAGAGAACATCGAGCGCATCCTGACGGCTGTGCGGCTCGGGATGTATCCCGAACGCGCCGCAGAGATGCACGGCATCGGCAAGTCTGCGCTGAAGATGCACAAGAAGCGCAATCCCGAGTTTGTGACTGCGCTAAAAGAAGCCGAGGCCTACGCCGAGTCTACGTTCCTCGGAAAGATCTACCGCCACATGGACGATCAGTGGACCGCGTGCGCGTGGATGCTTGAGCGCCGCTGGCCTGAGCGCTGGGCCAAGCGCGAGCAGCCGCTCAACAGCAGCGAGGCCCGAGACATGGTGAACCGACTGCGTGCCGCTGCGCAGTTCGTCAACGACACGATCCCGAAGGAGCCGAAGTGAGCGAGGACTTCAACGATTGGACCGACGCGGAACTGTTCGAGGAGATCGACCGCTTGCTGGTCTCTCTTGCCTCCGGCAACTCGCCCGACCCAGCAGTCACATCCGCGACCATGCGGTCAGTGCATCTGATGTTCGCCGTCATCAACGCAAGGCACAACACACCATGAAAGATCTCTCCCTGATGTCCGAGGAGCAGCTGCGTGCCGAGATTGCGCAGCTCGAACAGAAGGCCGACGAGACGCAAGCGCTCGACATTGGCACGCTGTTTCTGATTCTGCGCACGCTGATTGAGCTGTGGCGCGAGATTGATCGCCGTCGCAGCAAGTGACGCGCGAACAGTTCCTGCTTCCTGCTCGCTGGAAGCCCCTGCGGTATCACCCGAAACAGGCTGCGGCCTTCGTGTCGGGCGCTCGCTTCATCGTTGTTGAGGCTGGGCGACGCTCGGGCAAGAGCGAGCTAGCGAAGCGCAAGGGCATCCAGCTGGCGCTCACGCATCACGAGCGCAGCGCGTTCGCGGACGGCCTCTACATCTTTGCCGCGCCGACGCGCGAGCAGGTCAAGTCGATCTACTGGGGCGACATCAAGCGCATGGTGCCGAACTGGGCCGTGCAGAAGATCGCCGAGACCGAGCTGGCGATTCACCTCGTCAACGGCGCGGTCATCCAGTGCGCTGGCATGGACAAGCCGCAGCGCATCGAGGGTAAGCCCATCGACTGGCTGGCGGCGGACGAGATGCAGGAATGGAAGGCCGGGATCTACGACCGCAACATTCGACCCGCGCTCGAAACGCCGGAGCGCCCCGGCGGCGCGTGGTTCTACGGCGTCCCGCGCCCCGGCGCCGAGTTCGAAAAGCTCGTCAAGCTGGCGAAGAGTGGTAAGCCCGACTGGGCCTACTTCACGTGGACAAGCGAAGGCCTGATGACGAGCGACGCTGTGCAGAGCGCACGCGAGACGATGGACGCTCGCATCTTTGCGCAGGAGTTCTTGGCCCAGCGCGTCAATCTGCAAGGCCGCGCGTACCACAGCTTCGACCGCGAGGTGCACACCGACACCTCGGTGACGTACAACCCGCAAGCGCCGCTGCTTTTCTGCTTCGACTTCAACGTCGAGCCGGGGATCGCGGTCGTGGCGCAGCAGCTCGCCTACCAAGGCAGTCGGCCAGAGATCGCGCACTACGTCACCGCGTGCGTCGGCGAGGTTTGGATCCCGCACGACAGCCGCACCGAGCACGTGGTACGTCGCCTGATCGCCGACTGGAACGGCCACCAAGGCGACATCCTGTGCTACGGCGATGCGACGGGCGGCTCGCGGCACACGTCGCAGGGTGCCGAGGGAACCGACTGGCAGATCATCCGCTCGATGTTGACCGAGGCCTTCGGGCATCGCGTGCAGGTCTGCCACCACCGCCGCAACCCGCCCGAGCGCGACCGAGTGAACGCGCTGTGCAGCCGCCTTCGGTCGGCAGACGGCAAGGTGCACCTGCTCGTCTCGCCCAGCTGCCCGAACCTACTCGACGACCTCGACGGCGTCATGCTGCTGGAAGGCGGCAGCGGCGAGATCGACAAGAACCGCGACCGCCGCCGGACGCACATGACCGACGCGCTCGGCTACATGGTTGAGTACGAGCACCCGCTGCGCTTAGTCTCGGTGACGGACTCGGAGATCATCTGATGCACCACCGCCTCGTCACGTTCGCGCCGTTCGCCCTCGTCATGCCTCTCGTCGGCTGCTTGGGTGCGCCCAAGAGCGTGACCGAGCTGGAGAAGATGTCGCCGGAAGCTTTCCTGAGCTTCAAGATGCGCACGTCGGCGCTGGCCGAGGAGCTAGCAATCGTCGCCGTGCGCAGCGAGGCCAAGAGCGAGGACGTGATCTTCGGCCTCAGTGCGACGATGCGGCTGCTCGCCGAAGGCGTGGCGAGTGCGCCAATGGTCGAGCTGATCGCTGAGGATCCGGCATACCACGGACTGCTGCGCATTGGCTTGCTCGAGCTGGCCGCGCTGATCCGGGAGAAGGCGGGCGCTGACGAGCATCCGCGCATCCTTGAGCTGGTAGGCGACTGGGCCGACGGGCTTGAGCGCGGCATCGAACGCGCGAAGGAGATGCCGAAGTGAGCGCGAATCCCGTCGCAATCCCGTCGCCCGCGTACATGGCGATGGCGGACCGCTGGAAGCTGCTGCACGACCTGCGCGGCGGCACGGCGCAGATGCGCAAGCGCTCGCAGGAATGGCTGCCGCGCGAGGAGGCCGAGAGCGAACTCTCGTATCGCGCTCGCGTTCAGCGCAGCTTCCTGTACGGAGCGTTCAACGACACGATCACGAAGCTCAAGAGCAAGCCGTTCTCTCGCGCGGTAGACCTTGCCGCAGTCGAAGAACTCGACGAGATGCTTCAGCTGATCGAGGACGATGCGGACAACGCGCGGTGCTCCGTGACGCAGTTCGCCTCCTCGCTGTTTGAGGACGCGCTTGTGCACGGCCTGACCCACGTGATGGTGGACTTCGCCGCCACGACTGGAGCGCAGACTCTGGCCGAAGAGCGCGACATGGCGCTGCACCCGTACTTCGTGCACGTCCGCGCCGACCAGCTCATCGGCTGGCAGTACGAGACCGACCCGCGCAACAGCAAGCCGATGCTGACGCAGGTGCGCATTCGCACGCAGCGGACGGAGAACGACGGCGAGTTCGGCCAGCGCGACGTGGCCTACATCCACGTGTGGTCGCCGACCGACGTGCAGGTGTGGAAGGAGACCGAGCCGGAGCAGTTCATGCTCGTCGAGGTCACGCCGCACACGTTCGGCAAGATCCCGCTCTACACGATCTACTTCAAGCAGACCGGCTTCATGACCGCCGATCCGCCGCTTGAAGATCTCGCGTGGCTGAACCTTGAGCACTGGCAGAGCAGCAGCGAGCAGCGCAACGTGTTGCACATCGCGCGTGTGCCGATCCTGTACGAGCGCGGCGCGGTGACTGCGCCGGGGCCGGACGGCAAGCCGGTGCGGCACACGATGGTCACGACCGAGAAGGACGACGGTTCGCGCGTGTTCGAACTGTCGGTGCCGGGCCCGGAGGGCAAGCCGATGGTGGTGATGACGATCGTCTACACGCGGCAGCCGGCGAAGAAGTAGGTCGCGCGAGCGAACCGTTCGGTCGCCCGGATCGCGCCGGGGCGGCTGCGGACGCCAGCGGAATCCCGCCGCGCGATCCGCTACGACGTCGGCGTGAGCGCCGCCGAATCCGCCCCCGACCCCGCCGACCGCGACGCCGCGATCGCCACCGCGCTGCAGCGGTGGTTCGGCTTCGACGCGCTGCGGCCGATGCAGCGCGAGGCGATCGACTGTGCGCTCGACCGGCGCGACGCGTTGGTGGTGATGCCGACCGGCGGCGGCAAGTC